ATCTTGAATCGAATCGGCTACTATCTGAGTTGCTCTGGCAGATCTTTCTTCTAGATCTTCATCTGGGTCTTTTATGTCGAAGTGGGGGTTTTGGGCAAGATCCACGATTAGAGGTGTAAACCGTGCCATAGTCTGGGCTAAAGCATCTTCGTACATAGGCATTTCGATGCCTTGTCCTCCGGCTTGTGAGTCTTCCTCAGCGCCTTCTTCTTCTCCTTGAAGTCTCAGGTTTAAATAAGCGATGAGTTCTTGGGTATTAGCTGTATGCTGGTTACCCGCAAGATCAGTCCATGTAACGGCTTCCGGATTCTCTGGTGATTGAAAAGCGGTAAACGCTTCCCCGGGAGTCCCGGCAGGATCCCCTCTTAACCCTCCGGCTTCAGCCATCTTGAGCAGTCTTTCTAAATGCTCAGGCGTAGACCCGTCTCCCTCAGGAAACTCCCTATTAAGTGCTAAGTCCCTAGACCCTCCTTGTTCCTTTAACAGCGCTTCAGACAGCGAATACCTTCTCTTCCTGAGTTTAGAGTAAGTGTCGAGAAGATCTGTAAGAATATGCATTAGCCCTCAAAAATAAATAGGGGATGTCCCGGAAGGAACATTCCCTATTATAGTAATTTATTTAAAATATTTTAATCAGTACCTGCATATTGCACAGCAAAGTCATATCTCAAAGTGAGCTCAATAGTATGGAACTCATTAGTAGCATAGTTGAACTCTGCAGTCTTCCAAGATTTTGGATATGCACCGTACAGGTAAATCATCTTAACAGGGGTCATAGTATTGTCAAGTTGGTAGATCTTGATACGAGTTTTAAAGCCTCCAGTAGGATCTCCCTGAGTAAAGTTGGGTGTAAATACGCCGTTAATAGGGTCATATGCTGTACTCATCCAATTGAATAAAGTCTCTGCGAGTTGTCCTCTTACCAAATTATCAAAGGTAATGGTTACCTCTTCCGGAGTTACCTTCCCAGGGTAGTAGAACTTATCATTAACCCTGTCAGCAACTATATCTTCAGAAGTAAACCCTATCTGAGTCACTTGCTTTGCTGCCAGTGTTAACACCGTGTCGTCAGTCCCTTCCATTCCAGGAGGCATTGAGATTTCTACTTCCCATTGGAAAGCGCGGTATGATTCAAGACCTTCTGATAATGTTGGGAGATCCCCTACATTAAGAGTCCTGTCTGTTGAGTTTGCGTAGTAGCCTCTAGCCATTAGTAAATGTCCTCTATGTTATATAGTTAGGCGGTACCGAAGTCCGTAGATTGGTTAGTAAGGTTGAGTTCAACAACGAATACTTCAGCAGTTTTGGTTGGTTTAATAAGTATCTTACACCACAATTCTCCTCTATCAACTCTTAAAGGTGTGTTAGTGGTTGCGTCACAGACGACACGAAATTGTGTTATCCCTCTTCCATTTCTAATGTTATTAAGAAGTGGTTGTGTGACGTTCACCACGCGAGTCCAAGTAATCGGATCGTTAGGCTCAAAGACCAAAGGCCTCGTTGCAGCAAGAAGAGCTTTTCTTAGGGTGATCATAAGTCTCCTGATGTTTACTCTGTCTAGAGCTGTAGGAGTCCTTTGTGTGGTTTTCTGCCCCCAGATAACAATACCGTCTCCAGCGAACTTGACAATGGGATTTACACACTGTCCTGCAGCGTACATGATATCCCTATCACCTTGATTCAAAGGAACTTCGGTATCGAACGGCCTAGTCAAACGTCCTCTTACCAGCCCAGCAGGAGCAGACCATGGGTTTGCAATTCTATCATTATCGCAAATAGCGCCAGCAGCAAACACCGTGGGATCCACCCACTGATCAGCGGCGCTGAATGTGTCAAAGATTTTCACCCAAGGCCAGTACACAGCAGCATATGAGCTGTTCAAGGCAACAGACCTTCCTGTGCCCATTCCATTCGACCAATTGACCGCAGCCTGAGCAGACCCTAGTCCTTTTGGAGGTGAAAGAAGTGCAACAAAGTTCTGGGAATTCTCAGCAATAGTCACCAAGTTATTTTGAATGGTTTGGTCTGTAATCCCCGGCACACATGCCATGGAAATATTAAGAGATTCATCGTCTAGAGCATAGAGTCCAGTCTTTTCGGCTACATTTCCAATGAAGTTACCTCTTATAGTGTCGTTGAAAGATCCATTATTATCGGACAAATCTCCGTTGGTGCCTCCTGCGAGGCTAGAAACCCCTTCAATAAATTTAACAAACCTAACGACGCCTCCTACATCGCCTTTTTTCTGACGGTCGTCGGGTTCGCTCGTCCAACTCTGGGTGACTACCTGACCTTCTGTTAGGGTCCAGTTCAGGTCCCAGGAAGCAGGGAGAGTCCATGATTCCGCATATGTTTTGAATGGAACAGGCCCATTCGTTCCTGCAATGGTTGCGGCACCGTTATAAAATGCAGCTTTGACGAACTGAGATTTAACGTCAACAGTTCCGGCTTGTATTTGTCTCTCAGGAGCAAATTCATTATCTACAAACTCCATTGGGAAACTTTCCTCGAAACCTCCGTCATTAAACACTTGGAACAAAGTTTGAGGTCCAGGCTTCAATTTTGTCTTAATTTGAACTCCGTAGTAATTGGTGGTGTTCTGAGTGGTTATAGAACTGTAATTGTATCCTTTTCCAGCCCACAAGGACTGAGTAAAGAAAGTGCCTCCGGGAGCGCCACCAGAGACGCTGCCTCCAAAAGCTTTAGTATGTTGGTTACTCATATCACTTCCTGTTGCCTCACCAGAAACTTGTCCAGTTTCGGCAAATACCGGGCTCAATACGTCGCAAAAGTCAGGCCTAGAATCAGAAGTTGTTCCACTCCCAGCGGAGCACTCTATGGAAGCTCCTGAACCAGCGTACGTTCCGACAAACCATCCAATTGGTCCAGTTCCTGATGTAGAAGATACAAAAGTGAAGGGGAAATCCTCCAACTGTCTTTCAGCCATTGCCTTTGAAATAGCTCTGCCTCCAGCTTGTCTAGTTCCGGCAGCAGGAATTGACTCTGTCCATTTATTAACGGGAAGTTTATACCAAGCACCAGATCTGTTGTTGGCAGGTGTTACCGAGCTCGACACATCATTAGCTACTTTAAAAAGGAAATCAACGTAATTATTACTAATTGTGGCAGCTTGATCCCCATCAACTGCAATAGCAGGACAAATCCCATAACCACAAGCAGCAGATGCATCTACTCCGGACGCGTTCATTGCGCGAACATAGTAAAGAGAATTAGTCTTAGTTAAGAGTTCTAAGGCGCCAAGAACACCTTGACCACCAAGTACCCGATCCGGTCTTCCGAATTCTTGCACTAGCTGTGCAGCGCTTGTAATTAGTTTAGCTTTGTTGGGTTCTCCTCTGGAGGCAAAGCCGACTACACCGGCAATAGACGAGTTTATAGACGGAGGGTACTCCGAGAAATCTTTCTCAACAATGTAGACACCTGGGCTGTTGTACGTTGGCATTCTTTATTTTCCTACTTTTTTATGATTGACAATATCTGACGGTCAGCCAGATTACGAATTTGATCGGTTACAAATGAAGATGGGACACCTACAGACTCTTGCACACTAAGGTACTTATGCACATACCCTGAACTCGTGGAGAAAATAATCTCTTCTGTTTGATTTCCAATATTCCTTATAATAACCATATTAATCCTCTATGTTATTTATGCATCCCAGCACCTACATTTAGGTATTTTTCTCTGTTAGTTTTGTTGCCTTATTCCTTCGGTTACTGTTTGAGCTTTTGTAGCAGAAGCAGAAAGGTTCAAAAAAGGTTCAATAACAACATCAGAGCTCATAAATTCTATTCGTCCTGTGTTTGTATACAGATATTTTTGCGTTGGGATATAAGCTTCTACTGAAACTTGAATCGTGCGTTTTAAAACTCTATCCTGCCTATCCGGGGCTACTGTAACAGAGTTGTCAGCTACCTGAGTAATGAAGCCTTGGATATAGCTGCTAAACTCAGTTCTAAACTCAAGAGAGGGGTTAAAAAAGAGTTGTATTTTCTCAGTCAACTGGTTAAGGTCTTCAAGATACTTAGCCCACAAGTTGACCATAAAAGAAAGATTTACCGCTTTAGGGGCTACCGATACAACTCTAGTAGCTCTCTGAGTTGTCTTATTCCAAGCTTTTTCTAACACAACGTTCATGTTAGTTCTACGCCTATCAAAGGCATCCTCAATATCGGAAATTCCGACTGAAATAACAGGGAGAACTAAATTCCTATCTTCTTTTATTTTAGCAATCGCTCTTTCTGGGTTAGCATAAAAAACAGGAATATCTACAACTGCTTTATCTTCTGAGTCAATGAAGCTCAGCGTTTTTAGCTTTCTTATTAAAAACTGCGTGTATTCCCGGTAAAAATCAGACTGGGTGTGTCCACTTTCCAGCTCCAGAGCTTGGATGGCTTTACGAATTTCTATCAAGGGATTTGCCATTTACTTATCTACCCTCCAAGCAAGCCTACTACGTCAATTCCAACAAGTGTATCGCCAGCGGTGGCAGAGCATCCGGCCAAACAGAGAGCACCAGGAACGGCGACACACTCAGCAG